TTAGGACCTAATGTTATTGCTGGATAACCTTCTTGTATTGCCTCAAAGGCAGCGATACTATTATATGCTACTAAACAATGTACTTTATCTTTTTTTAGTTGTTGTATTAAAGTTTTGCCATTTAGAGTTCTTTCTTTTCTATTAGGTTTTTGTCTTACTATAATTTTTTTATCTGTATATTTTCTTATTTCTTTTGAAATAAAATTTATATAATGTTCTTGTTCAAAGTCCATATGTTTCATAACTTTTAGACCTCTTATAGTATTCAATGATGGTGGTATAATTAATATACTCTCGCCTTCTACTGGTCTTTTAGGTTTATAATTATCATAATCTATATTTGTAATATCTTTAAATCTTTTCTTTAATACTTTTACATCTGTTAAGAAATCTAATTGTTTATAGTTTAAATGATCCATTACTTGAAGATTGTTTTTACTAAATCTTTGCCATCTCTTTACAGGATAACAACCCATATATCCTGTGTCTATATAATAGAAATCTATATTGTTATCTACACATTGTTTAATAGTTGGCATACGAGTTATACCTCTAAAGACACGAGGAGATTTATTTGATATATCTATCGTATCACTTTTGACATATTCATATTTAGGATTTGATTTATAAATCGTATCTAAAAATTTGTCTTCTTTTTCTCTAACTCTATCAGTACAAACTACCATATCTTATAAAAAGTATATTTCAAAGTTATTTCCTCTTCCGCTTTTATATCACGCAAGGTAAATAAATTATACCTATCACCCTCTTTAATTTTTACACAATTAGGTTCATCACTATGATTAATAAAACCACCTAATGGTGTTCTAATAATTTCACCTTTAACAATTATATGAGTCATACCTAGATTAATATTACCCTCTATATCTTGTTTAGCAAATAAACCCATACCTTCTATGGTACTTCTTCTAATATATAATTCTTCTGGTAATGGTTGATAGGTCATATTAATTTTTTTACATTCTCAAAATAACTACCACTTGATAAATCTTTTAAACTATGATGAGTGGCAGCATAATTAAGAAACCACTTGTGTCTGTTATCTTTTATTTTAGGATCCTCTATGTCTTTTATATCACCACTATTCATATCATAGAAGAAACAATTTTTAGATTTTATATACAAAGGTTTACCTTCGCAAATTGCTGGTGCCGCTGAAGATGATGACCAAGTACACACAGCATAAGCATTCTTAATTACAGGTATAATGTCTGGATAATTATTATTTGCTTTTGATTGAATAGTTATGTCTTGTTTATCTTCTATGTATTTTGATAATACTTTAAAGTCTTGTTCTTGTGTGTCTGAAATTACTCTATGAAGTCTAACAATGATAGGTCGTTTTGAATATTGTCTTACTTCTTCTATTGTTTCTATAGCATATTCAGCCGCATTTTTCTTTTCTGCTGAATAACCTTCTGTTCCTCTATTACAAGTAATTAGTATATAATCACCTTTACCATCATAAGGTTTTACGACAATATTTTTTGATTGTTTTATTTTATCCCAACGACTTGTTGCGTCATTCATAAATTCATTTGCAAAATATTTGGCACCTTTATTAGCATATATGTTACTATATGGTAATCTTGTCCATCTTTTATTTTGTAAAGTCATCATTTTTATTTTGTCTTTATCTAATTCAAAACCATCATATGATATTAGTACATCTGAATCTAAATAAAATATTTTACCTTTAGGTTCGTATTTGTCTATTATCTGTCTTCTATGACTATTATCACTTTGTTTAACATCACCTTTTACTTGATAAGAAAAACACCAGGCATATTCAGCGTCGGTCAGTTGTTTATTAGTTACATAAGTTGATTTCCAATCTCGGTGTTGTTGTAGACCTTGATAAAATGCTTTCGGCCATAGTTCTTTATATGAACCTAAAGCACAGGTATTAGCATAGATGGCAATAGTTTTCATTATTATAAATTGTATATATCACTACTATTTCTTTTTGTTTTTTTAGTTGTAAAATCTAAAGTAAATCTTCCTTCATATGGTTTAAATAGTTCTTTCCACCATTCTTCAGGTTGTACCGTTGCGTGAGCATTCATACCATTAGGTAAAGTCTTACCTGCCTTACCTGTTGCCGCTGTAGCAAATACATACTTACCTGAATAATCAAATATCTCTTTTATTATTCTAGGTAAATCTGCTTGTGGTATATGTTCTAATACATCAATACAAATTACTAAATCAAACTTACGACCTGCCTCTGGTTTCTTTTCAAATTGAGGTACAGCAGGATCATACTTGTAACTATTCCAATTGTCAGGATGATGTTGTGCTTTACCACAACCATAGTCTAATATTGTATCTACATTATATTTTTCTATTATATTTTTTATCTGTGGCATATATCTTTTTATCATATGACCTTTCCAGACTTTTGGATCCTTGTGCATTAACTTTGCCTGTTCCAAATATATTTCGTATAAATTATCCATTACATATCCGTTCTTGTTGTTTCTTTAAATGTGTCAAACCATTCTTCGGCGTAATCACAATTCTTATAATTTTTAAAGTATGGTCCACCTTCGGTATAGTGTACTAATTTAGCATTAGGATTATACTCATACTCTCCTACTAACCAGTTCCATTTTTCGTCTATCTTTCCTATTAGTTCTTCATTCTCTAACCATTTGTATTGATGAAGTTCTAATCCTGTAGCACTATTAACATAATCAGGTGTTAATGCTGTGCATTTTGCATTATTAAATAACATCATACTTGACCAATTCTTTTTAGGGTATGGTGTTTGAGGTTGATTTAAAAATTTAATCGTATTAGTAGGTGTATAATCGTGTTGTACACATTGAACAGCATACTTTGTAGTTCTTTGTCTCCATAGTTCGGATATATCTGCTCTTGCTAACATATCACAATCCATAAAGATTGCGTGTCCTGAATAGTTGCAAAGATAGGGTACGAGAAATCTACTAAATGCAAATTCTGTTGATTGTATTTTTAATCTTTCTCTAACAAAAATATCTTTTATATTTTCTAATCTTATAGGTGTAATAGCAATAGGTTGTGTAGAGTGTTTTAGTAAACTATGACTTAATGTACTAAATGCTACTTTCTCATTGTTATCGTATCCTATAAAAACTCTTATCACTTCATACCTTCCACTTTAAAAAATATAGATAATGTTAATCTTTCTTTAAATGTATAATCAAAACAAGGTGCGTGATATATGCCACCACTATATAAAACTAATCTATTAGGTACTGCACTTATATAAATGTCTGGCACTTTCTCCATTTGATTAAAGAAAAATGCTGTTCCACCATTATACGCCTGGTCAAAATACATCATTCCTGCTATCATAGGTCTATCTGCTATATTTTGACCTCTTACATCACCTGCTTTACCAGCATTAGGTATTGAAGTTTGATAAGTTGTATCTCTATGTATCAAACCATACTTACCAAAATTTTGTGGTGATACTCTTATTTCATCTAATATTGTTTTTCTAGCAAGACATTTAAATTCAGTAATTTTTGTTTTTAGTAAATCTTCTAATCTACTTTTCATATAAGGATTTTCATCAAAGTAATAACTTTCATAACAAGGAAACGCTTGTAATCTATTTCCGTAAGTATTTGTAGATGGTTGAAAACTTGCCTTATAATCTAAATTTTTTACATCTCTTTCTATTTTTTGATATTTTTCTCGTGGAAAGAAATTCCAATGTTGCGATACACCTTTATTTAAAATATAATCTATCATTATTTACCTTTTGTTATTATTCTACGCAAACTGCACCCAAACGAACATCTATGACAATTGTGGTCACACTTTGGGAAACCTATCTTGCGTAATATATATTCAATCACTATTTACCTGCCATTTTATTAGGTGGTTGATATTCCCAACGAGGTGGTTTATCTCCGCCTACATCATAATCGTGGTACGAACCTGGTTTATATGTGCTTAAATCAGGCATAGGTGCATTTCCTTTTTTACCTTCTTTAATTTCTTGTCTTGTCCAAGATGGTTTTCTACTCTTATCTAAACTACCTACATTTAGAGGATAACCTGGTTCGCATTTTTCTATCTTGCCACCTTTCTCTAAAAACTCTTTCATCAATCTATCTCGTTCTTCTTTTGATGTTTTAGGTTTTGCGTTTAAATCGTAATCGTATGCCATTAATATTTTCTAACAATATGTTTTCTCAACTCTTTTACAAAAAACTCTATCTTATCTATTGCACCTATTAGAGTTGGGTCTGTAATATATTTAGTTTGATCTCTCAAATCGTTATATTCTTTTAAAGATATTCTGACCATAGGTGTTGTGTCGCTACTTGCTTCATTTTCCCAGGTCTTATCTGTTTCGTTTGTATCTACGCTATAATTAGCGCCATTTTCATCTGTATAATCATCTGGTAGGTCTTCACCACCCATATATAAATTAGTCATTGTAATCTCCTTTGTTGACTCTTTTATCTATTTCATCAACACCTGCATCCTTTTTTAGTTTACCTTTTAAATGCGCCGTGTATGGTGCGATTTTTGATTCTGGCCACACGTGGCCGTCTTTTCTTTTACCTGTCAAATCCATTTGAGGTTGACCATTCAAAGTTCTTTTTCTTACTTCATTCCAAACATATGAATCGTGCCATTGTTTTTCATTGAAAAGTAAATCTTGTTCGTATGTGTTTCTTAACTCTTGTACAAATCTTTGTGTATGTTTATTAGTTAGATTATAACCTACAAATCCACATTCAGGATAATGAGGTGGGGCAGGTCTTTCTAGGTAACAAATTGTTTTATCTTCAGGTAATATATCTCTTAATATTATTTCTTCGGTCATTATTTTTTTAAACATAACATCTGCGTCAATCCAAAAAACATAATCGTAATTACCTTCTAGCATTAAATGTGTCTTTGCATATATCTTATAACTAAATCTTATTGCGTCTTTAATAAAATCTAAACCATATACTATCTGACTATTATCAGTACCTTTTACAGTACTAAAAATATTTTTACTATCGTTTCTCTTTATGAAATCTTTTAATGTAGGATTTGTTTCGTGTATATCTCTATGTATGATAGGTCTCATTGGATCAATTTCAGGTATCCAACCTTCGTGGTATATGTAACAATCAAACGGCCAATTATATGTCTTGTAAAATCTATGTGCGTAATACTCGTATAGTTTTCTATTAAGACTTGTTACTATTGCTATTTTCATAACCAACCTTTTGTATAAAATAACTATCTGCAATATCTGATATAGGGTTACCTACTTTATCAGTATCAAATAGTTTCTTCAAATCAATCTTTGTTTCTTTATTAAATGCCTCGTACATCATATCCTTATCGGCATTGCCTTTACCTGTTGCACCTTTTTTAACAACACTAGGTACAATTATATCGTAAGGTATATTTCTTTCTTGTAATTTATATTTAAGTATGCCACAATTTTCTGCTATCTGAAATAGTGCTTGACCTTTAGAACCATAAGAGTATCCTTCTATGAATACTTTTAAGTTATGTCCTAGTATATTAAATTTATTGATTGCCCAATTAGATATATTAGAAAATCTTTCTATGGGTGTATTGTATTCTTTATGTTCTTCGCCAATAATATTATCAGCAATCTTACCTAGATGTTTCTTTTTCTTTGTCAAATAATAAAACATAATATCTTTTCCGTCATTCACACAAACGCAAGGGCTTGTTAGACTATAATCAATTCCAACTATCGTGCTCCGCTTCTTCAGGTATTTCTGTATCGCCATCTAATTCATCCTCTACTTCATATCCACAGAAAGGACAAGTCCAAGGTTCCATATCGGTCTTTTCTTCATCCCAACTTACGCTATATTTAGTATTGCAATTAGAACAATGTTTTTCTGATTTTTCCATTATAGTTTAAACTTTTTAAATTGATCTTTTTGTACATCTTGTTTTATGCCACCTATTACATAACTTTCTATTTCTGTTTCTTGTGGTGCATTTTGAGTTCCTTTACTATTCAACCAATGATCTATCCACGGTAAAGGATTTGTTTTCTGATCGTATGCTGGCGTCAATTGTATACCTCTCATTCTTCTATTTGCCATATACTCAACAAATTGGTGTAATAATTTTTCTGATAAACCTATCATAGAACCTTTTTGAAACAAGTAAGTTGCCCAACGCTTTTCTTCTTGTACTGCTTCATCATACATTTTATAAACTTCTTTTTCTGTTTCTTTTATAATCTTTAAAAAGTCTTTATCTTTTTCAAAATCTTTCCAGTTATTAATAATTCTTTGCGACATTGCAAGGTGTTGACTTTCATCTCTAGCAATAAATGATATAATCTTAGCAGAACCTTCTAGTTTCTTTAGTTCACCAAAAGCAAATGAACAAGCAAATGATACATAAAATCTTAAACCCTCTAGTATATTTACCGTTACCATTGCAAGATATAATCTTTTCTTTAGTTCATACAGATCAACTTTCTTATCTGTTGCCCATTGATAACCCATTTGAATTAAATCGTCATAAGTTTTTGTAACTGATTTACTTCTCTTTTCAATCTTCTCATCTTCAATAATAGTATCAAATA